TGGCAGGTGTGGCATTAAATCTCTAAACCCTAATTGCTTATACCGTTCTGGGGTATTAAATAGCGTGGCAGTTGCCACAATTGCCACGCTACCCACAAAACAACCGTGGCAGGCGTGGCAGTCCGTCGGCACGCGCTTAGCGACCCCGGTGGCAGTTGCCACACTTGCCACACTTGCCACGCGTCCAGCCGACGTTACGCGATGCGCGTCAACCTGCGTTGACACGTTAGTAAACACTCACTTGCACTCGAGCCGGTTCCGGGCGCTGCGCGTCACCCTGCCGGCCCTGTGCTGCGCTGCAGCATGGCGCAGGCCAGGCCGTGTGCATGCGCATCGTCAGTATGCTGACGACCAGGCGGGGAGGGGGTGGGGTGCGGCGGAGACCCCCCGGCCAGGGCCCGCGCAAGGCGTCAAAGTGTGTGGAGCCCCCGCACGAAATTTTTTTTGCACTACACTTCGCGGATGTTCCGCGATCTTCCCATCCGCGCCCGCGAGCTAAAAGCCACGCCCGAAATGCTGGAGCGCATATACGATGCCGCTCGCTTGGGTTTGCGTGGAGAATCTCTTGCACTGGCGGCAGGTATGTTGCCTGCAGAACTGGCGCGGCTGAAGATAATGGACCCGATAGCCGATGTGGCGGAAATGAAGGGCCGGGCCGACAGCGAGATGGAAATGTCCCGCGTGGTATTTGATGCTGCGCAGGCTGGGGATAGTAAGGCGGCGCTGGAGTTTCTCCGTCACCGGCACGACTGGGTGGCGAAGACGAATGTGCAGGTCGATGTGAATACTCAGATTAGCGTGGTGGCGGCGCTGGAGGCTGCGAACGGCCGGTTGCAGCGTGGACTGGCGGTGGAGGTGGAGGATGCGATACCCGTGGAAAGAATAGGCGCCGCCGTTCCGGTGGTGTTAGCTGCCGGTGAACGGACTGCGGCAGTAACGGCGGCGCCGCCCTCGTCGGAGCGGGAAGCGCTGGTAAGATAGCCGCGCCGCCGTCGCCTGCAGCGCTGCCGGCCAAGGAGTCTGTGTATGCCGAATGCCCTGATGAACGATGACGCTGCTGCGATGTATGCCACGCGGTACACGGGGCCGAGGCCGGACAGGCCGGTGGTTAACGGGCGTGCGGTGGTGACGGCGGAGGAACTGGCGGATTTCCGGCGGTTGTTCGGAACGGATAAGACGCTGCGGGATTTGCTGAATGCTGACAGGGCGCTGGTGCGGCCTGGGACGCCGTCGGCGATGGACCCCCGGGCGCGTGGGATGCAGGGGGCGAACGTGGCGCCGGGGATGCTTGGGATGATCCCGGGTGGTGGCGCGGGGCCGGCGGCGCAGGGTCGGATTCCTGGCGAGGTTGAGCGCAATGTGATGAATGCGCTAATGGCGCTGGGCCCGATGATGGGCGGGGTGCCGCGGGCGGCGAATGCGATGGGTATGGTTGGCCGTCGGCCGGGGCCGGGCGATTGGAGGAGTAATCCGCCGCCTGGCGCGGATCCGGCTCGGTGGAGTGAGATTGTTCGGCAGATTGAACAGGCGTATCCGATGACGGCGCCGCGGCCTGCGGAGGTGTATTTGCAGGGCGCGCCGACGATGATGCGGGCGGCGCCGCGGCCGCTGCCGGGTGTGACGCGCTAATGCAGAAGCCGATATACACCGCGACCGAGGAGCAGGCGCTGATGACGCGCCTGTGGGAACCGCGTATTCGGGACGACCCCGAGGCGTTTGTGTTGCTGGCGTTTCCGTGGGGGCAGCCGAACACGCCGCTGGCGGCGTTCGACGGGCCACGGAAGTGGCAGCGTCGGGTGCTGCGGATGATGAGGGATCACATCGGGGCGAACCGTGGGCAGGTGGAAATGGACACCCTGCGGGCGGCGGTGTCGAGCGGACGCGGGATCGGGAAGTCGGCGCTGGTGAGCTGGCTGATTCTGTGGATGCTCTCGACGCGGATTGGCAGCACGGTGATGGTCAGCGCAAACAGCGAGGCGCAGTTGCGCGGCGTGACGTGGGGCGAGTTGACGAAGTGGTCAGCGATGCTGATCAATTCCCACTGGTGGGAAATCAGTGCGACGAAGCTCATGCCGGCGCAGTGGCTCACGCAGATCGTTGAGCGTGATTTGAAGAAAGGCACCCGGTACTGGGCGGCCGAGGGCCGGCTGTGGAGCGAGGAGAACCCGGACGCTTACGCGGGCACGCACAACATGGACGGGATGATGCTGGTGTTTGACGAGGCGTCGGGCATCCCGGATCCGATCTGGGCGGTGGGCGCAGGGTTTTTTACGGAGAACATCCTCGACAGGTACTGGCTGGCGTTTTCAAACCCGCGTCGCAATGAGGGGTATTTTTTCGAGTGTTTTCACGCAAAGCGGGATTTCTGGAAGAACATCCAGATCGACGCCCGCAGCGTTGAAGGCACCGACCAGCGGGTGTACCAGCAGATCATTGATGAGTACGGCGAGGACTCCCGCGAGGCCCGCGTTGAGGTGTACGGGGAGTTCCCCGCTGCCGGCGAAGACCAGTTCATCGCGCCGCGCTTGGTGGACGACGCCGTAAAGCGGCCGGCGTACAAAGACCCGACCGCACCGATTGTGCTGGGCGTGGACCCTGCGCGCAGTGGCGCTGACGCGACCGTGATCGTGGCCCGTCAGGGGCGTGATCTGGTGGCGATTCGGCGGTATCGGGGCGATGACACGATGACCGTGGTGGGGCACGTGATCGACGCCATCGAGGAATTCCGGCCCGCGCTGACGGTGATTGACGAGGGCGGGCTGGGATACGGGATTTTGGACCGCCTGACAGAGCAGCGTTTCAAGGTCAGGGGCGTGAATTTCGGCTGGAAAGCCAAGGCCAGCGTAATGTGGGGCAATAAGCGCGCCGAACTGTGGGGCGCAATGCGTGACTGGCTGAAATCGGCGCACGTACCGGCTGACCGGCAGTTGAAAGCCGATCTGACGGGGCCGAAGACGAAGCCCGACAGCAGCGGAACGGTGTACTTGGAGTCGAAGAAGGACATGAAATCGCGCGGCCTGGCGTCGCCGGACGCTGCCGACGCGCTGGCATGCACGTTTGCGTTCCCGCTGGCGCACAGGGAGTACAATGCCAAGGAGCAGCGCCGCTCAATCAGTGATCGCGGCGTGGTTTCGGCGGGTTGGATGGCTCACTGAGGGCCTCCGGGAGCGGTGATGGCAAAGAAATCCGTGTCTCTGAGCGTCGGCCGGGGCGAAAAACTGCCCACCGAGCGCGGCGCGGGCCTGACGGCCAAGGGGCGCGAGCGCTATAACCGCGAAACGGGGTCGAATCTCAAGGCGCCGGCGCCGAGTCCGAAGACTGAGGCGGATAAGGGCCGAAAAGCCAGTTTTTGCGCCCGAATGGGCGGCGTGGCCGCGAAGGCCAAGGACGGCGAGCGCGCCAAGGCGGCCATGAAACGCTGGAAGTGCTGACCATGCCGCAACGCAACGCACTTGCACCGCCGTCGCGAAATGCTTTGCAGGCAGATCCGGTGCAACAGTTGTTAAAGCAAGCCTCAGAAGCTCCGCAATACGGCGAACTGGTGGACTATTTGTCTGCGCGAAGGGCAATGCCGCCGATTCGGCAGCAACCGCTCGGAGTACGTGGAAGTTTTGATTACAACACAAGTTTTGGAGATGATTTACCAAGAACTGGAGTTGTTACGCTTGGTTTTGGTGCGCGGCCGGCAACTGTTGTGCATGAGTTAACTCATGCCGCAGAGCGCCAAATTCACCATCAAGCGTTTGATTTGCAAAGAAAAAGCAGAAATCAAAAATTAAACAATCAAGAAAAACAGTTTTTAGACGCCTATTCAAAACTAATGTTAAACGTTGAAAATTTAAAAGCAAATCCGCGTCAAGAAATGTTTAGGCGGCTTGAGCCTAGTGCGGCGCAAGAAGCGTTTGCGCATCCAGACGCAAATTACCGTCTTTCTGGGAAAGAACTTTCTGCGTTTGGCATGGGAAATGCTTCTTTGCCAAGCTCTGCAACTTATCGTGTTGCGCAGCACCTTGACCCAACGATGGCAACCGAGTTTTCCGTTCTGCTAGACTTGGCAAACCGCCTGCAACGCCAGCAACCCCCGCAAGGGCGCTAACCATGCCGCAAAAACCCGGCCTCTACGCCAACATCCACGCCAAACGCGAGCGCATCGCTGCCGGCAGCGGCGAAAAGATGCGCAAACCGGGCTCTCCGGGCGCGCCGACGGCCAAGGCGTTCAAAGAGTCGGCCAAGACGGCAAAGAAGGGGAAATGACATGCCTCTGGTGAAATCAGCGTCCAAAGAAGCGTTCCGCAAGAACGTGAAGGCTGAAATGCAGGCCGGCAAGCCCCAGAAACAGGCTGTCGCCATTGCGTACAGTGTCAAACGCGAGGCGCAAAGGCCCGCGCCTGCGAAGAAGAAGTAATGGCGTACAACCGCACCTCTGACCCCACCGGCATCGCCGGGGCCCGCGTGGCTGCTGCTGGCGGCAAGCAGGACGCGGATTTTCTGGCCGAGATGCGTCAGCGTATGACGATGGCGCAGGCTGCGGTGTCGAATTCCCGACAGAACGAGCTGGACGATCTGAAGTTCTACGCCGGCAGTTCGGACAATTCGTGGCAGTGGCCGCAGGATGTGCTGGCAACCCGTGGCAGCGTGCAGGGCCAGACGATCAATGCCAGGCCGTGTTTGACGATCAACAAGCTGCCGCAGCACGTCAAGTCGGTCACCAACGATCAGCGCCAGAACCGCCCCAGCGGCAAGGTTATTCCTGCTGACGACAAGGCCGATCCGGAGGTCGCGGAGATTTTCGACGGCATCGTGCGGCACATCGAGTACATGTCCGACGCGGACGTCGCCTACGACACGGCCTGCGAGAACCAGGTGACGTTTGGCGAGGGCTACATCCGCATCCTGACGGAGTATTGCGACCCGGACACGTTTGACCAGGACATCCGCATCGGGCGCATCCGCAATTCGTT